CCGCAGAGGTCACTAAATTCAACGACTCCGATCTGGATGTCGGGATCATCAGCGACGTCCTCGACGACGCGCCGGTTCTGGCTCGTTTAGCCGCGCGATCGATCGCCGGTTATACCTACAAATACCTCAAGCGGACAGCAAATCCGACGACCGGCTTCCGGACTGAGAACGACGGGCGAGACCTGAACCTCGGGACTTACTCGACCGTGACGGTCACCCTGGCGATCCTCGACGCCTCCTTCGGCGTGGATGTCGCGGTCGCCCAGAGCGACGAGCGTGGATGGTCTGCGATGCTCGGCACCCAGGCTATCGATCACCTTCGATCGGCGATGGCAAAAGCCGAGGACGAGATCCTCAACGGTGACAACGCCAACGGCTTCGACGCGATGGCCGACCAGACGACCGGTCACATCGGCGGAGCGATGAACGTCAACGCGGCGGGAACGACAGCAGACACGGCCTCGAGTGTGTACCTGGTCAATACCGGGATCTCGGACGTTCATGTGGTCTGGGGTCAGAACGGCGTGATCGATGTCGGCGAGACAACGATCCAGAAGTTCGCCGGATCCTCGACTGGATCCTACCCGGCGTACTACACCCCGATAACCTCCTGGTGTGGTCTCCAGGTCGGCGGAGCTTATTCGCTCGGGCGGATCTGCAACATCACCGAGGACAGCGGAAAGGGACTATCTGACGCCCTGATCTCTCAGGCGATCAGCAAGTTCCCCGCAGGACGCGGGCCGAGCTTCATGGCGATGAACCGACGGAGCTTGCAACAATTGCAGGCTTCCCGGACAGCAACGTCACCGAGTGGTGCCCCTGCTGCGTTCCCAGATTCGGCCTTCGGAATTCCGATTGTTGTCACGGACAGCCTATCGGAAACTGAAGCTCTCTTGAGTTAGCGGAAGCGGTGACGACCTTGACTATTATCGCCGACATCCTAGTCCAATCGTTCCAGACGCTCGCTTCGACGGGCGGAGTGTCGATCCGTTATGTCCGAGGAGACGACGTTGTCGACCTGACAGCCGTCCCTGGCTCTACGGATTACGAGACGGAGACGAGCGGCGGGATCTACGAGAGCCACACGGCGAGGGATTACCTCGTCCTGGCCGAGGATCTCAAGATCGGAGGCGAGAGAGTCAGGCCGAAAAGAGGCGACGAGATACGCGAGACTGTGGCAGGGGAGGAGGTCACCTTCCCTGTCATGGCTCTCGGCGGCTCGCGGCACTATTCCTTTTCGGATCCACACCGGCAGATCCTCAGAGTCCATACGAAGCAGGTGAATTGATGAGCGTGATCGGCGACATCGCTGATGGTCTGGTCTCCGCCCTGAATGGGTTATCACTCAGCCAGTCCTTCACCGCGACCCGAGTCGCTCTCCCCCGCTTCGCTCTCGAGGATCTCGCCGGTCTGGATGTCACCGTCTGGGCCGCTGACGAGGAGATCAGCCTGGAGTCCCGCTCCAGGAATCAACACGACTACACGATCATGATCGGGATCAGGAAGCCGGTCGACCCGGACTCGACGAGCGACCTGGACGGGATGCTCGACCTGGTCGAAGAGATGAAGGACGGCCTGGACTTTACAGGTCACAGCGGGGCGACATGGATCCGGACGGATCACTCGCCTCTTTTTGATCCAGACGTTTTACAGGAGCGGCGCGAGTTCCTCGCATCGCTCGAGGTCAATTTTAGAAAGGTGAGGTAGAGCAATGGCTCTTGTATTAGGATTAGACGCGAAAGCATACAGAAACACGGGAACCTGGACTTCCGCCACGTGGAGTCTCATCGACAACCTGAAGGACGTCACGATCAACCTGGAAGCCGGTGACGCGGATGTCACGACCAGGGGCGGCGGCGGCTTCCGCCAGTCGGTCGCGACGCTGAAGGACGGCTCTGTGGACTTTCAGATGGTCTGGGATACTGCTGACGCAGAATTCACGGCCCTGCAGACCGCATTTTTTGCGAATACGTCCGTCGAGATGGCCTTCATGGACGGCCTGATCGCGACGACGGGATCCCAGGGACTTCACGCTGACTTTTCTGTCACGAACTTCTCCAGGAGCGAAGCTCTCGAGGAGGCTCTGATGGTCGACATCTCGCTCAAGATCACCAAGTCCGCAAACACCCCGGAGTGGCTGACAGTTTCCTGATGAAACAATTCACAGACAATAAAGAGAGGAGCTGGACGCTCTCCCTGAATATCGCAACAGCGAAGAAGGTCAAGGACGCGGTCAGCTTCGATCTACTGTCTGAGGATGTCGGCGAAATGGTCGGACGCCTGGCGATCGATCCTGTCCTCCTCTGTGATGTGATCTTCGTCCTGGTCAGTGACCAGGCGGAGAGAAACAACATCACGGACGAGGACTTCGGTGAGTCGATGGCGGGCGAGGCGATCGGGTCGGCGACGGAAGCCCTCCTGGACGAGATCGTGGATTTTTTCCCGCCCCGGAAGCGGAAAGTCCTCCGGATGGCCCTGGACAAGATGGAGGAGGCGGAAGCTCTCCTGATGACCAGGGCGGAGGATCTGATCAGCAGCAAGACGGCGGAGGAGATAGTGGAGGAGGTGATCAACGCAGCAGAGGATGGAGGCTCGTCTGGGAGATCGCCGGATCTGTCGGAGTCGATCCCCTCCCCCTGACTCTCCGAGAGTTGTTCTGGATGATGAACGGTCATCAGATGGCTCTCTGGAATCACACCTCCGCCGTTATGAGCCTGATCGCGAACGTGAACCGGGGCAAAAATTCCAAGGTCTTCGCGCCGAGCGACTTCCATCCATACAACCAGGAACAGAAGAAGAGTAAACCAGTTACAGACAAGAGAGCGGGCTTCGACTTACTGAAACAGCTCGCGGGAGGTGACCTTGGCGAAGTTCGGTATCAGCGTAAACAGCCGAGCGGGATCGTTCCTGGACTCGAAGAAGATCAAGAACAGGGTCAGCGGCGGCGTCCGGAAGAAGATGATGACCTTCGGCGGCTTCGTCCGGCGCGAGGCGAAGCAATCGATCCGGGTATCGAAGAAGAAGTTCAGCTCCCCAGGGGATCCACCGAAGGCGCGGTCGGCCTCGAGTCCGATCAGGAAGCTGATCTTCTTCGCTTACGATCCATTCAAGAAGGGGGTCGTGATCGGGCCGCTGATCTTCCGCCAGGCGAAGGAGAAGCTGACAGCCCCCCGCCTGGAGTATGGGGGGACTCATCGGATCGTTAGTAAGCGGACAGGGAAGCGGCGCGTGGTCAGGTACAAGCCGAGGCCGTTCATGGTGCCAGCCTTCGAGCAGGTGATCATGAAACACAGGAATTTATTCAAGGGGATCCTCTGATGGTTGCCGGCAAATCAGTAAGAGCGGGGCGGGCCTTTGTGGAGCTTACCCTCCGGGACTTTGTCTCCGCTGGCCTCAAAGCTGTCCAGGCGAAGCTGAAGGCGTTTGCGGCGAGCGTCCGGGCGGCGGGTCTCGCGATGATGAAGCTCGGAGCGATGATCGCGGCCCCTCTCGCCCTGGCGGGTCTCGCCTTCGCGAAGATGGGAGACACTCTCCAGAAGATGAGCATGAGGACAGGGACGAGCGTCGAGTTCTTGTCCCGCCTATCTCACGCGGCCCAGATCGCCGGGACGTCTGTCGCCGACATGGAGAAGGGCTTCAAGGCTCAAGCTCGCTTCATGCTGGGAGCCGGTCAGGGTCTCATGACCCAGACGAGAGCCTTGCAAGCTCTGGGTCTGAGCTTCAAGGATCTGAAGGGTCTCTCCCCGGAGGATCAGTTTATGAAGATGGCGGGAGCCTTGTCGAAGGTCGACGACAAGACGCTCCAGGCCGGACTCGCTCTCCAGATTTTCGGTCGGGCAGGGGCGAATATGCTCCCGATGCTCGACAAGGGAGCGGACGGTCTAAAAGCGATGATGGAAGAGTCCGACAGGCTCGGCCTCACGATGAGTACAGACGACGCGAACGCCGCCGCGATCCTGACGGACAGGATGACGGAGCTATGGTCGAGTGTGAAGATGGCGGTCTTCCACATCGGGGCAGGCCTGGCTCCGATGCTGACGAAGGCGGCGGAGAAGATGCGAGACTGGACGACGGTCGCCCTGGCCTGGATTAAAAACAACCGGGACTTGATCATGCTGGTTGTGAAGCTCGCCGGGGGTCTGATGGCTGTGGGGGCTGCTTTGTTCATTCTCTCCCCTGCGATCAGCGCGGCGGCTGTGGCGGTCGGCGTCCTGATCACGGTCGTCGGCGTCCTCCAGGGACTCCTCGCCGTGATGGTCTCCCCGATCGGGTTCATTGTCGGGGCGATGGTGTACCTCGCTCACGCGACCGGGAACCTCGGGAACATCACCCAGGACGCGGCGGGGATCGTCAAGGAGTCCTGGGGAGGGATCAAGGACGCTGCCCTGACAGCCTTCGGCGGTGTGACAGATGCTCTGATGTCGGGCGAGTGGAAGCTGGCCGCAGAGATCGCCTGGCTCGGGATAAAGTCCGCCTGGACGTCTGGGATCAAGCCGCTCAGAGAAGCCTGGGTCGGCTTCGCGGGCTGGTGGCAATCGACCGTTTTGAAGCTGGGAACATGGTTCAAGAAAACCTGGAGGAAGAATACATCCGAAGTCAGGCAGGGATGGGAGGCCACCAAAGCGTACTGGTCAGCCGAAGGGACTCACGAAGAAAAAACAGCGGCGGCGCGGAAGGCCATAATGAAGAAGCGAGCAGAGGACGCGGCAGCGAATCAGATGGACGACAATGTCCTCAGAGCCGGACTCGACGGCATCAATGAGGAAGTAGCTAACGAGCTGGCTGCGATCGGAGCGGATGAGAAGAACAAGCGAGCCGCTCTCCAGGCAGCTAGGGCAGAGGCAGCGAAGCGGCGGGCTGAGCATAAATCCAGACTGGAGGAGGACTCCACGGGTCTCGAGGTTCCAGACCTTCCTCCGCTCCCTGATCTCGACCAGGTTCCCGGCTGGGATGGCATGGCGACAGCGGCGAAGAAGATCGCGGCCTCTGGTCAATTCTCATCTGCGGCGGTCGCCAGGATGGGCGGCGTCGGCAAGGATCCAGCGGAAGAGACAGCTAAGAACACCGAGAAGACAGTTGAGGAGCTAAACGCGATAAACAACCATCTCCACAAGATGAATGTCTCAGGCGGTTACAGTTTTATGTAGGTGGGGGATAAATGGTAAATCATATAAGCATCAGCGAACGAGCCAGCTCGAGACGGTCGACGATGTCCGAGTCTCCGAGCGTCGATCTAGAGTACGTTATCGATGGCACCTCCGACGACTTCCAGGTCAAAGGGCTGATGCTCTCGACAGCTCCGACCAGCTACGACGGCCTCCCGCTGAACTCGATCACGATCAAGCCGATGGATCGTCCCGATCTCTGGGAGGCGACAGCAACCTATGCGAAGAAGGACAAGGACGGGGACGACGACGCGGATCCAGAGGACAAGCTGGCGTTCTCATTCGACACAGGCGGCGGGTCGATGAAGATCACCCAGGCTCTGGAGCAGACGAGCTACGGCTCAGACGACGCGGTCTTCGGAGCTGCTGCCGCTCCTCCTGACTTCGGTCGAGCGATCAATGTCAGCAGTAACAACGAGGTCGACGGAGTGGACATCGTGATCCCGAAGCTCTCCTGGCAGGAGACGCACACATTCCCAGCATCGACGATCACCTCGACCTGGGTGAAGGCTCTCGCCAGGAACACCGGGAAGACCAACGAGGACAGCTTCCGGGGCTTCTCCCCTGGTGAGGTGTTATTCCTGGGAGCTTCTGGGAACTACTCGGACAAGCATGTCGCGGTAACCTATAAGTTCGAGGCATCTGAGAACATGGAAGACCAGAACGTCGGCGGGATTACTGTGGAAGAGAAACTCGGCCATGAGTATCTCTGGTGCCATTATTTCGAGAGGGAAGACCCGGACGCGAAGGAACTTGTCCCGAACGTCGGCGCGATCTACGTCGCGAAAGTATACGAGAGCTTTACCTTTTCATCTTTGGGGATCGTGAAGTCCTCGATGGACAAGAAGGACGCCGCGGTCGATCGAGATCGCCCAGGCTTCGGGGGCGGTGGTGACGAGGGCGGTGACGATCCAGAGGATCCTGACTTCGGATAAGGGGACGAGATGCCGATCGAGAAAGTCCAACCGGGTCAGCCGCTGCAGATCCCCGCGTCCACCTACAACGCAATGGTCGACGCGGCCCAGGCTTTTCAGGGACATCTTCGTGGGATCGGATCGGATCCGCTCAAGTCATCCAGGTACGAGGGGACGGTCAGGGTCAGGAATGCCACATCGAACGCCTTCGACCGCTTCAACGTCGTCGGCCTCGGCGAGATGGTGATCAGCCACGAAGACAACGCCCAGAGCTTCTATTCTCGCCCGACCTTCGAGGCGGAGGCTCCTGTCAGGACGTCGGCCTTAAATTACGGGCGGCATGTGGCGAAGGTCGCGGTCGTCCAGGAGCCGATCAGGAGCGGTGCGATCGGATGGGCGAAGGTGGCGGGCCTGACGCCTGTCCAGGTAAACATCGTTAATAACTACGACGACATCGCGATCGTCCGACATGGGAACACGACCAGCCTAAAGAGCTGGACATCCGGGGAGAGTGGAGCGTCGATCCTCTGGCACAAGGCCGGGGAGACGGGCGTTCAGTGGTGCCTGGCTCTGCTGGGGAACTTCCGCTCCAAGTTCGCCTCGATGTATCGAGTCACCCTGGACGGGGAGCTGACGGACTCGACCGCCTCGATAACTGTCGACAACCTCGTCCCGATGGACGGGATCCAGCACCTCGACACAGACAGCCTGACGGCTCACAATGTTTTCGCCTGGGCCGGGAGTGATGGCGCGAACGCCCTGGTCGTCTGGAATAATCACATCGGCCTCGAAAGGTGGGAGCTGATCCAGCTCGACTGTACATAAATGCCTGGCTTCCCCTGTTGCTGTACTGGTTGTGACATCGCCTCGGACGAGTTCGATCGGGCGAGCGTGGGGGCGGGCTGGACTCAGGTCGCGGGGACTTGGGCGATCTCCTCGAACCGCCTCGAGACCAGCGACTCGGACGCCTTGGCGATCTTCGCGACAGATCACCCCGAGGAATCCAGCTCACACCACATCAGCGTCCTGGGGCAAGTGTCGGACACCGAGAGCAAGATCCGGGGGGTCGTCGCTTATGACTCAGCCGATGACTATCTGTCTGTGGAGCTGATGATCAACACCTCCGACTGTTCGGAGATCAAGTTCTTCGAGCGGGTCGGCGGGTCGACCTCTCAGGTCGGGGACACCAGGAAGATCGGGATCCTGGCGACGGGGACGGACTATCGTCTCGAGGTCTGCTTCCAGGATGACACCTATCCAAACGACGGCGGGGAGCTATGTGTGAAGCTGTCACTCTCTGACGGCTCTCACTCCTGGACGTTCTGCGAGTCGTCCATCACGGCGACAGGCGACCAGGTGGGACTGGGGACGGGGACGCTGACCTCGAGCGGGTCGGCGAGCTTCGAGAGCTTCGAGTGGAACAAAAGTAAGAAGGATCAAGGGAGCTGTCCTGATTGCAAGGGATCGACCTGTCTCCTCCTGGAAGATGCTTTCACCAGGGCCGACTCGACTGATCTGGGATGCAACTGGACGGAGACCAGCGGATCCTGGGAGATCGACGACAACGAGCTGGTGACCTCGAGCGCGTCGGCCCAGGCGACGACGACGATGACGAACTTTCGGCCTGAGTACGGGATCATCGGAGGGACTGTCCGCTTCGGGACTGGGCCGTTCGATACCGATGCGCTGGGAGATGTTGCGCGGATGATGCTGGACGTGGACGGAAGTAACTCCCACGCTTTACAAATTACCTGCGGCGTCTCGGCGCCCGCCCCAGGCTTCGGGAAGGTGGAGCTTCTCAAGGGAACGACAGTCCTCGCGACGGTTGTCAAGGTGATCCAGCCGGGGGTCGATTGGAACTTCACAGTCTGTCTTCAAGATGTCTATATCGAAACAGACATCCATTCCGTTTCGGGTTCCGGAGTTGTCGGGGATCAGCTTCACCTGGACGCCGTAACGACCCCCTACGGCGGTGACAAGGCCGCTCTCGGGACGGGATCCGGGAACAGCTCGATCGTCACCTTCGACTATTTCATCTGGCAGAGAGCAAAAAACTCAGACGACATGGACTGCCCAAGCTGCATCGATGAGGAATTCTGTGGAGCTTGCGAAGGCGACGTCGCTCCGTCGCTTTTCAAGGTCGCGGTCTCTGGATTCTCGCCGGGGGCTGGGACGCAGGAGGTGAACCGATGGGATTGTCCCGGCACCCCGGACGATTCAGGATCCGGTGCCTGTCCTGATTGTGAGTGTGAGTGTGACATCAACGGAACTTTCATCCTCTCCAAGACAATGAGCACAGACACAGAGTGTCGCTGGGAGGCCGACGCTCCAAATGGATCTTTCAGTTGTGGCCCGTATGGGGCGCAGCACGTCTACTTGCTCCAGATCGGTCATGACGGAACAAATCACTTCGTATCACTTCTCCATATCAATCCTCTCAGTATCGCCTGGAATTCTGGCCCGACGTGCGGAACCGTCGATCGATGTAATAGAGATTACACTTATTGGAGGAGGGACTTCCAAACAAAGCCCGATTGCTTATCGATATTCGATATGGAGCTTCCATTCCATTCGACAAATCAGACCTGGCACGAAAACAAGCCGCCTGGACAATGGCTGATCGGAAAGCATGATGCCTGCTTTAACGATGACTATCTGGAGTGTGTACACGATGAGTCATCAGTCAGGATTACCGCCCTATGATCGAGTGGAGCTGTCCGAACTGCGAGATCGTCGTCCCGATGGACGAAGCGGACTTCCCTGTCCGCTGCTCCTGCGGCTACGACTCCGGGAATCCGGAGAAGATCAGCCTCGCGGCCAGGGCTTTCTCCTTCACGAAGGCGGCGATCAGCCATGTCGTCAGGGGATCCCCGACAGCCGACCAGGGTGAGATCGACCATCGGCTCGGGGTCTGTCGGCGGTGTGAGTTCTTCACAGGCTCGACCTGTCTGAAGTGTGGCTGTCTGGTGAACTCCCGGAGGTTCCTGAACAAGCTCGCCTGGGCTGATCAGGAGTGTCCCATCGGACGCTGGGAGGAGAATCCGAGGTTCCTCCCTGACTGGGACGGACAGCCTGTCGACCTGGTGATGATCTTCCCAAAAAGCTCGAATACATTATGGGTCGAGACGCGCGGGATCCATGTCGCCGACTTTCTCCGGGCGAACGGGATCCGGGCCGTCGTCGCCCTGGTAAAGTCAAGCTCCCCGAGGAAGGGATGGAATTACGCGTCAATCTTGAGGGACGAGATCGCGAAGGTGATCCGGCTGACCAGGCCGGGGATCCTGATCAATCGGGCGTTCCTGGTGGACGTCGGAGTGGTCGAGCAGCTCGCCGGTGACTTCCCTGAGACCACCTTCGTCTCGGTCAATCACAGCTCTCACGCATACACCCAGTCCAACGAGGCATGGATGAGCCAGCAGGCCGGGACGATCCAGCTCGCTCAGGATCAGGAGAATGTGATCTTTGGCCATGTCGACGAGCGGGATATCTTCACCAGGCTCGGCCTCCAGCGGTGTCTCTGGTTCCCGAACGTCGTGACGATCCCGGAGTCGTCCCCTGTGGAGGTCGACCTGGACGCCCCCCTAGTCTCTCTTGTAGGCCGCTGGCATATCGTCAAAAATCAACTTCAACAACTGATGGCGATGAAGCTGGCGGGAGTCCGGGGTCTGATGATTGTAAAAGATAAGCGAGGAAGACAGTCAGCCCAGTCCTTCGCCGAGTCGATCGGCCTGGAGGTGGAGTTCCCCCCCTGGGGTAGCTGGTCGGACTGGAACAGGCTGATCGGCGAGCGGATCGCTGTCGGACTCCAGGCGAGCTTCTCGGAGTCCTTCAACTACATCGCTCTGGAGCATCTGATCCAGGGGCGTCCTGTCGTCGGATCCTCGGCGGTGAGATATCTCCCGGCGAGCTGGAAGGCCGACCCGGACAGCCCGGACGACATCGCGAGAGTCCTCCGGATGCACCTGGACAACTACGAGGAACACTCCCAGGAGGCGAGAGAGGTCGCCGATCGGGTCAAGCGGACTAACAATCAAGCAATCCTGGAGACGCTGGAGCGGATCCACAAAAGAAGGAGACTCTAATGGCTGTTAAATTATGGGTAGGCGGGACAGGCGGATCGGAGGGGAACTTTAATACGGCCTTAAACTGGGCCGGAGGCGCGGCCCCTGTGGCGGGCGATGACGTATACATCCGAGGGAGCCAGAACATCGACGACGGCCTGGACTGGTCGAGCGTGGATGTGGACGCCTTCATCGTGGAAAGTTCATACACCGGGACGATCGGATCCCGGACTTCCCCCTTCAGGATCGGGATCACCGATACCAGCGGGAGGATCGAATTCTCCGGATCCGGGGAGTCACATCTCGACATCGGCGGCTCGGCTGTCAATATGACAATCCACAGTACAGCGTCGGCTGCTGTGGGATCCTACGGCCTGACGATCAAGGGGACGGGGATCGATGTCCTGGCTGTCGAGGGCGGGAAGGTCGGGATCGCTGTCGGGGATCCTGCTGACACCGCGACAATCACGACGCTCCGCTGTCTGGGAGGGAGGACTGTCGTCGGATCCGGGACAACTGTCACGAATATCGACGTCGGATCCGGGGCGAAGCTGACGACGCGGGCGAGCTGCGCCGACATGGACATCCGGAGCGGGACAGTGAAGACAACAGAGGCAGCGGCGATCTCGTCGAGCGTCACCCTCTGGGGCGGTCGCCTGATCCACAATTCAACCGGGACGATCGCCTCGGCGGTCATCCAGGGCGGGGAGCTGGACGTCTCCCAGGGAGGGCTGAATGTCACGGTCTCGAGCTTGAAGCTCAACGAGGGAGCGTTCGTATACGATCCCGAGAGCGTGACGGTCTCTTCTATTGTCGAGGCGGACTACCCAGCCCGCTGGTCTGCAACGAAGGCGAAGTAGTGGAGGGAAGAAGATGAAAGACTGGTTAATTGACGTTCTCGTCTCGGCGAAATCGAAGCGGATCCTCGCGGCGGCTCTCGGGGCTGGCCTGGTCGCCTGGGGCGACGAGATGGGGATGGCCCAGGAGCAGACGCTCGCGATCAGCGGGATGATCATCGCCTTGATACTAGGAGACAGTTACAGGAGTGTATCCGGGAAGTCCTCGACGACGGAGGTCAGCAACAATGGGAAAGCGTAGGAGAGACAGCGACGAGATACCTGTCGTCCCGGACGAAAGCAAGAAGCAGGACAAGCGGGACTACAAGCTCTCGCGCATCGAGAGCAAGGCGACCCTGGCCCTCGCCAAGAGCGAGAAGCGGAAGGCTCTCGTCTCGCTGATCAAGTGGGGGCTGATCGCCCTGGCGGTGATCTACTTCGGCTCGAAGATGGCCGGAGGCGGCGGGATCGGCGACTGGGTCGAGAAGATCAAGGGGCTAGTCGGAGGAGGCTCATGATGTATAAAAAGGCAAGGAAGCCGGAGGCGGTTCCGCCTGTTATGGCAATGGAGTTCCAGAGGCGGGCCGCTGTTTTTTCAATGCTTCAACAATGGAGGGGATGGGATGCTGGGCATCAGAACGAGATATATCAAGCGGGGGGAACCTCGGCGGGTCTTCATCAGGGCGAGCCGGTGCGAGGAGGTGGTCAAGCTGAAGGAGTTCCTGGAGAGCCAGGGACTCGAGGCTGTCGGCCTCCTGGGTTATCTGAAACACCTGATCTTCTGGAGGAAGGGATGACTGATCCGAGATACTTCGAGAACAGCGGGCAGGGTGAATACCAGGACAGGATCGAGGCGGCTCTTCGCCGGGAGGCCGAGCTGTCTGATCCGAGATACCTGGACGAGATCCAGGCGGGACGAGACGCCCAGGGGGAGGAGGCTGATGAATGACATCCTCCGAGCTGTTACTGACTTCGGCTTCCCGCTCGTCCTCTGCCTCATCCTGATCTGGATGATCCAGACATCAGGGAAGACGATCATCCGGACGGTCGTCGAGCCGCTGGTCAGCGCACACAAGGAGTTCCTCGGTCGGCTGGAGAAGCAGATCGACGGACAGACGAAGATCCTCGAGTCGATCAAGGATCTCCAGACGGAGGTCTTGAGGAAGCTCGACTAAACTGCTCCCAATCATGGAGGAAAGGGAAATGAGATTCTACGAGATGTGCAAAGCGGCCCTGTGGCTGGCCGCGATCTGGGCGACCCTGGCGGTCGCCCTCCTGTCGACGCTCCTGACCTGGAAGGTCTTGAAGTGGTGGAACTGGCTCTAGCGGCCAGGTTCCTGACAAAATGAGAATTTAGAGGGCATATTTCTTTTTTGACCCTATAAAACAAGGGCTTTTAGTATCAGGTTAATGTTGACATAGGTCACCAGACGATCATAATAGAAGCATGTTAAACATCAACACCACACCAAACGAGGAGACAACGATGACGATCCTTATCAAAGTTACCGACAACAGGAAAGAACTCATGCTCCACTTCGGAGACGCGAGGATTGTTGATTTCGTAATCGGGAAAGAACTAGAAGCCTGTAAACAGCCCGTCAATGGCGATGTATTGCTAACACATGGAATACACCTTTCTGATCATTACAAACCGACGGTGTGGCTCTCTCCCCACTTGTTCGAGATCGCATAGGTCGAAACGCCCCCAGGGGCGTCGTCCGGTTGTGCCGGGCCTGACGAGACCATCAGCAGACACATCACACCAAACTGAGGAGACAACGATGGGCAGCAAATTATTGGACGACATGCACGACGCCAGAAGGATCGCCGCCGCGATTCTGCAATTCAGCCAGATGGTCGAATCCCAGAAGGCCGTGGTACTGGAAAGGGCAAGCGATGTAGCCCAGACCCTGATGCTTGATCAAGACCTTGAGTGGGACAAATATGAGAAGCTCCTCTCATCTCTTGGAATGGAGAAAATCAATTTAGACGAGACCGTCAAGGCTGGGATCTCCAGCGTCTACGACGACGACCTGGACGACCCGATCGGATTATTCGGGCCGAGCAGGTATTAAAGGAAGTCACCGAAGAGAGCGAGGCCGTCCACCCTGGGCGGCCTCTCCTTTTTGGGGTTGACGGGATTGTCGCATTATGGACAATGACGTCCTAATTGGTATCACACCACACCACGAGGAGACCGTCATGGAAGACAAGAGACGAGACGACGACGACCAGACTGATCCGATCGTCGAGGAGATCGAGAAGGAACTCCGCGAACTCTACGGAAGCCGGGAGGACTCTCCCAGGCTCAAGAAGCTCTGGCCTCTGATTGATCAGGCTCTCGCGATGGATACCCCGAGAGTCAGGAAGCCCAGGTAAGTCATGGAAGAGACGACCCTCCTCACCTTCAGCGAACTCGCCGAGATGCTCCGCGTCTCCAGGTCGACCGCTCACAGGATGCTCCGGGATGAGAAGCTCCCGGTCTGGATCCTGGTCGGTCGCCGACGTCGCTGGAGGAGGGAGGACGTCGAGGCGTGGCTCAGAGAGCGGGAGGGATCCGTCCGATGATCTGGATGATCTGCCAGCCCTGTCGCGTCAGCTATCACTCGACCTGTCTCCCGATCGGCGACGAGAACGTCCCCCAGTTCCCCGAGTGTCCCAGGTGTGGGGAGATGGGAGCGGAGACTGACATCATCTACCTCGGGACGGCGGAGCTGAAGCTGGCCGCGACCCTCGCGTCCAGGCGGCTCGCCCTGCTGAACATACTCAAGGCCCATATCCTCCAGCTCATCGAGGAGATCGAGAGGAACGGGGGTCTCCGGGAGGAGAGCTTCCGACGCCTGGAGAAGATGAAGACGATGATCAACGACCCGAAACTTCTGACAACAGGGGAGACCGATGCCGCTCGTCCTCACTAGACGCCCTGACCAGTCCGTCCAGATGGATCTCCAGCCGATCCTCGAGACAATGATCCGGATCGCGATGAACCGATCCGCCGAGGGGATGAGCCTGAGCGAGATCCTGGCGGAGATCCCGGCCCAGGAGATCGTGATCAAGCTCGGCAGGATCAGCAAGCACAAAGCGAAGATCATCGTCTCGGCCCCTGACGCTGTCCCGATCACTCGCTCCGAGATCATGGAGGAGGCGACATGATGAAATATCGACACTTCGTAAAATCGAAGGCCAAGGCGGATAAGTCATCAGGCTTTGATCCAGGGCCGTTGAACGAGCATCTGTTTGAGTGGCAGGCAGACGTCGTTCGATGGGCTTTACGTCGCGGCAGAGCTGGCCTGTTCCCTGACACTGGCCTCGGGAAGACACTCCAGCAACTCGTGATCGGTGAAGAAATCGTAAAGAAGACAGGCGGCAAGTTCCTGATCCTGACGCCGCTGGCTGTGAGTGCGCAGACTGTGAGAGAGGCTGACAAGTTCAGCATCTCAGTCCCGGTGGCTGTGGCATCCTCGGCTGCGGATGTCGTCGATGGGATTACGGTTACAAACTACGATAAGCTCCACAAGTTCGACATCGAAGAGTTCATCGGAGTCGCCTTGGACGAGGCCAGCATCCTCAAGACATTCGGAGGTAAAACTCGCCAGGCATTAATCGATTCATTCCAACATACTCCATATCGATATGCACTGACGGCGACTCCATCACCAAATGATGTAATGGAGATCGGTAGTTATGCTGAATTCCTCGGAGTGATGACGAGATCGGAGATGCTGTCCACCTGGTTCATACACGATGGAGGCGACACGTCAAAATGGCGGGTGAAGCGTCATGCAGAGTTTAAGTTCTTTGAGTGGATGGCTTCCTGGTGCGTGATGTTGAATAAGCCGAGCGATCTCGGTTACTCAGATGATGGGTACATCCTGCCAGATCTGAATGTCCACGAGCATATCGTCTCAACAGACATCCCCGATGGCTTCCTGTTTCAAAATGACGCCATCACGTTAAATGAGCAGCGAGCAGTCCGCCGAAGTTCAATCAGTGACCGTGTCTCGATTGTTTCTGACCTGGCGAATCAAAATGGAGAGCCGTGGGTTATATGGTGTAATCTTAATGACGAATCGAGAGCATCGAGCGAGGCGATCCCAGATGGCGTCGAGGTCTTCGGTAGCATGGATAATGAAGACAAAGAAGCTGCACTCCACGCCTTCGGAAATGGTGATAAGCGAGTCATTATTACGAAGCCATCAATCGCGGGGCATGGTCTAAACTGGCAGCATTGTTCGGATGTCGCATTCCTCGGAATGTCGCATTCATTCGAGCAGTATTATCAGGCTGTTCGCCGCTGTTGGCGATTCGGGCAACGGAGCGAGGTGAATGTCCACCTGATCATGTCTGACCGCGATGGATCAATTCTGGCGAACATTAAACGCAAAGAGGCAGAACATAATCGTTTAGTTCGAGGGATCGTTGAGGCAATGAGCGAGATCACGAGTGCGGAGATAGGTCGCCAAGAGAGACACCGCGAGGATTATGAACCTCGCCAGACAATGAGGATACCAACATGGCTAAAGTAATCGATCAACAGACTGCGGATCAGTGGGCCTTATATCAGTGTGACTGTGTCGAGGGAATCGGTGACCTGGGGGACGGAACAATTCATTACTCAATGTTCTCGCCACCATTTGCCTCCCTCTACACCTATTCAGCCTCCGATCGCGACATGGGGAACTGTCAGAATTATGATGAGTTCTCGCAACACTTCTCCTACCTGATCGCAGAACTCCATCGAGTTACCATGCCTGGTCGACTGTGTTCTGTGCATTGCATGAATCTACCAGCGACAATGACTCATGACGGATACATCGGATTGAAGGACTTCAGGGGGGACATCATCAGATCGTTCACCGATGCAGGATTCATCTATCATTCTGAGGTGGCGATCTGGAAGGATCCAGTTACTCAAATGCAGAGAACAAAGTCTCTCGGGCTATTGCATAAACAGCTATGCAAGGATTCGACCCGCTCTCGGATGGCACTTCCTGATTACGTCTGCACATTCAGAAAGCCGGGCGATAATCCTGAGCCTGTTGAGGGCGAGTTGGATCGATGGGTCGGAGACAAGTCGACATTCAAGCAAACAGGCAGACTGTCAATCGACATCTGGCAGCGGTACGCATCGCCGATTTGGAGCGACATCAATCAGAGCAACACGCTACAATTTACGACCGCCCGAGATGGCCGGGACGAGAGGCACATTTGCCCGCTTCAACTGGAAGTGATAGAGAGATGCGTCCAGCTATGGAGCAATCCGGGAGACACCGTCCTCGATCCATTCTCTGGGATTGGATCAACAGGCCATGTCGCCGTCAAATCAGGACGTCGTTTTGTAGGCTTTGAGTTAAAGGAGTCATATTTCAAGGTCGCCAGAAGGAATATGCGAGCGGCAGAGAAATCAACTCAGGAGCAGAGACTTTTCTAACATGGAAGCCACAGGGTGAGAGCGTACATCAACGACAACAAGAGGATCCAGATCGTCGCTCCGTCGACGCTCTCCGGCTTCTGCCGGCGGCTTCCGGGAGTCCACAGGGTCGGGGACGGCTGGACATGCAGGGCGACCCCGGCGGCGGCGTATGAACTGTCCAGCGGGACAGACCTCGAGCTGTCCGGGGAGATCGCGACTCTCGCGGTCAGGTGGGTCTCCCAGGTCGGCCCTCCAGCCTTCGAGGTCGAGCCGTCTGTGACTGTCCTCCCGCCCTGGAGCCATCAGAAGACCGCGTACAGCTTCGCCAGGCACAAGGACGCCTGTCTGCTGGCGATGGACATGGGGACAGGGAAGACGAAGGTCGCGATCGACCTGGCGGTCAACTGGCGAGCGAAGCGGATCCTCGTCCTCTGTCCGAAGAGCGTCCTCCGCGTCTGGTTCCGGGAGCTGGCCATACACATCCCCGAGCAGGTGGAGACCGACATCCTGATCCTCGACAAATGGACAGCCGCGAGGAAGGCGAAGGAGACGATCGAGTTCCTCTCCCCGATCAACGCGGAGAAGTCCCGCTGGCTGGTCGTCAACTATGAGTCGATCAGGTCGCGACAGATGGCGAACCTGGTCACCTTGAGGAATTGGGATCTGGTCATCCTGGACGAGAGCCACAGGATCAAGTCAGCGACCGGGGTGACGTCCAAGATCGTCGCTAGGATCGGCGAGAAGGCCAAAAGGAGGCTCTGTCTGACCGGTACGCCGATGCCTCACAGTCCTCTCGACCTCTTCGGGCAGTTCCGCTTCCTCGACCCTGGTGTCTTCGGGACGACCTTCGGGAGGTTCCGCGACGAGTACGCTGTCACGCATCCGCGCTTCCCCTCTCAAGTCCGCTTCTGGCGCAACGAGGAGCAGATGAAGCGGAAGCTCTGGGAGCTGTCCTACCGCGTCGAGGCGGAGGATGTCCTCGACCTCCCTGAAGTTCAACACATCGAGATCCCTGTGGCTCTCTCAGCGAAGGCCCAGCGGATCTACGACGAGCTGGAGAGGGAGTTCATCGCCGAGGTCAACGAGAAGCGGACGGTCACAGCAGGTCACGCCCTGGTGAGACTCCTCCGCCTCCAGCAGATCACCAGCGGCCACATCAAGGAAGACGGAGGTGAGATCCAGCAGATCGACACGGCGAAACGGGACTGTCTAAAGGACATCATGGAGGACATCCCTCCAGGTGAGCCGGTCGTCGTCTTCTGTCGATTCCGTCACGACCTCGAGCAGATCAGGGAGGTCGCCAGGATGAAGGGGATCAAGTACGGCGAGATCAGCGGATCCAGGAAAGACCTGACAGCCGAGGGGACGATCCTCCAGGAGACCTCCCTGCTGGGCGTCCAGATGGCGAGCGGGGGGCTGGGGATTGATCTGACCAGGGCGAAGCGGGCGGTCTATTACTCGATCGGCTTCTCCCTGGGAGATTACGAGCAGAGCCTCGCGAGAGTCCACAGACCCGGACAGGAGCATCCTGTGACGTACTATCACCTGGTCGCGGAAGGAACCGTCGACCGTCGAGTTGTCAACGCTCTCACAAAACGAAGGGACGTCGTCGAGAGCATACTGGAGGAGTTAAGACGATGAATCCATACAAGAAGAAGTTCCCGGCCTTGTTTGTGCTATGGGAGGAACTCAGGAAGGGAGTGGAGAATGGACGAGCGACAGAGCGGGATCCTGGCGGAGTTCCTGGAGGTCGACAGGACGATCAAGAAGCAGGAGGCCGAGATCAAAGAACAGAAGGCGACCAGGTCGAACCTCGAGAAGCTGCTGCTCCAGGAGATGGACGGAGCGAAGATCGAGAGGCTGACGTCACAGGGCCGGACGGTCTTCCCCAGGGAAGTCCTCGGCGTGACGATCGACCAGGAGAAGCGGGAGCAACTGCTCGAGGCGGTAAAGGCCCACGGACTCGACCACCTGGTCACCGTACAGCCCGCCCGACTGAAGACTGTCATCCAGGAGTGGCTGGCTGACGGGGATGAGAGCATCCCCCAGGAGATCCGCGAGTGTGTGCGGCTCTTTCCACATCGACGACTGACTGTTAGAAGTTCTTAATGATAGGAGACGAGTGAGATGAATGAGATCACGACGAAGACGAAGACGAAGAAGACGGAGCTGGCTGTGACAGAGTTCGCGGCCCTGGCACCTGGGAGCGAGATGGCCGAACTGATCGCGGCGAACTATGGCGGGGAGGTCACCCTGAGCGAGCAGGATCTGGTGTCGGTGAAGATGCCCTCAGCCGGATCCACCTCCTGGACGTTCGAGGACGTCGAAGGGGAGCGGACGGAGAAGGAGCTGGTCGGCCTCTGGGTCTTCCGGGGCTTCGGGGGCGTCCTCTGGCCGACTGACTCGCCGGGGAACTCCAGCCCTGTCCTCGTCACGAACGACTGGCGGACAGCCAGGCGGGTCGGGGATGACCTCGGGGAGATCGACGGGAAGATCCTCGAGCGGTTCAAGCGAGAGGACGGCTTCTTCGACTGGCAGGGACTCGCCGGGGGCCGGTTCCCTGAGTGTCCCTTCGGCTACGGGGCCGGGAGGAACGGAGGCAAGCGGGTCAGCGAGTTCCAGACGGTCGCCCTGCTCCGACCTGATGACCTTCTCCCCCTGCTGATCCGGATAACTCCGGGGAGCTTCAAGCCGCTCGAGACGTTCATCCGCCGCCTCCGCGTCCCTTACTGGCGGACAGTCATCGGGGTCTCCCTGGAGAAGATGACAAACCAGAGCGGGCAGGGCTTCAGCCGCGTCGTCTTCCGCCTGGTCGGAACTGTCGAGAAGGACGAGGGCGATCGCGTCAAGGAACTCTACACCGACGCCCTCTCTCGCTCCCTGGGGAGCTGATCACGCTGTCGAGGATCCTGGTCGCCTGTCACGGAGGACGCGGCCAGGTTCCCCTGTTTTATGGAGGAGACAGAGATGGAGAAGATCGCGGCGACTGCTCTGATTGTCTTTGCTTCCCAGTTCACATTTATCGCGTTAAAGGGGAGCCAACAGATCAACGTCGTCGCCGGTCGCTTCTGGACGGCGGGGGCTGTCTCGCTGGGCCTGGGGGTGAGCGGTCTGGTGACGCTGGACATCATCGCGAACGCCATGATACACGGATCACACTGGTCAGTTTATGCGAGCTATCTCGCCAGCGGTGTCTGTGGCATCTGGGCCGCGATGATGATCGAGAAACGGAGAACTAATTGATACTGTAATGGAGGTGAATTGTGAGCGATACGGACTGGAGTACAGACTTGTTTCGTTTGAGGTTTTCAAAAGTAGTCGAGGGCCGTGTTGACCCTGACATTGATGAGGATAATGGATTACGAAAGCCAGTGATCGAGATGTTTATGGCTAATGAGTACGCTATTGCAGGGGTAGTAAACGCCATGTGTGCTGACGGGTGGACTTCTGAAGTGATTTGCAGAACTCGGCAATATCAATTATCAGATGGATGGTCGAGTCCTTCCGCGAGTCAGCAACATAAACTAGCAAAGGGTTTGATCAGAGAGCCATGACAGCAATCGCGGACATCCTGGCCCTCGGCTGGAAGATCCTCCCAGTCGCCGAGAAGGGGAAGAGGCCGCTCCTGGCCCGCTGGCCTGACCTGGCGACCTCTGACCCGGACATCATCGCCGCGTGGAGCGAGAGCTTCCCTGGGTGCAACTGGGGAGTGAAGCTCGGCCCGGACAGCGGGATCATCGATGTCGAATGTGACGACGAGCGGGCCGAGGCAACCCTGGTGGAACTGTTCGACGGGGATGTCCCTGTCACGCCGATGTTTGAGTCTCACCGGGGACGCCACAGGATCTTCCAGTTCCGAGAGGGACTCCCGGACAAGGCGGTCGTCTTCATCGACAAGCTCGAGGTCAGGATCGGAGGAGGCGGACAGGGGGCGCAGAGCATCATCCCGCCGAGCGTCCACCAGACGGGGGCGGTCTATCACTGGCTCCCTGGTCTCTCTCCCGAGGATGTGAACCCCGCCCCCCTGCCCTTCGAGGTCTT